CGGAGCGAAAATCTTGGATGCGATCACATAGTTGGTCTGAGCCAGCTTGTCACGGTCAAACTCAACCAGAGTGTCTCTCTTCATGAAGAGTGCAAGCGCACCAGGCTTCACGATGTAGGCATCAGTTGTCAGACGGTTGGAAACAACAACCTGGCATCCATGAACCATGCCGACAGTTCCACGAACGATCATGTCCGCACCCATCTCAGTGTTCGGAATCCAGGAAGAAGTCTTCCGCAGATCACCGTACAGAGCAGCCGGAACTACGATTACTTTTGCTCCGTCAATATCCTCACCGAATTTAACGAGGGAGTCGGAAATATCGCTGGCAGCAGTAGCAGTTGCGACCGTACCGGTCAGAGTGGCATCGGTAGACATCTTTGTGATGAGATCCGTCTCGACCTTGTCATTGATTGCGACCAGAACCTGTCTAGCAGCCTCTTCGGCGATATCGTTGTTGTAACCGGAGAGCAGAGCCTCATCGGTGAACTCGATAGCCCGACCGATTTTGGAAACCTGTACAGGAACGGTTGTCTGAGTCAGTTTCGCAATCGGGATATCTGCACCCTCGGCAACTGCAACAGCCGGAGCAACTACAGACCACTTCGGAAGGGTCAGAGTATCTCCAGGTCTGCCAACCAGATCACGGTTGATGATCGCAAGCGGAGAGAAACGGATTGCATTAATAAGTTTTTGATCAATAAAGTCTGCAACTACCTGCGGATCGAGCAGGTCTGCAAGTTTTGTAGCATTCTGTGTTGCTGGCATAACTTTTTCTCCTTAAGAAAATTTATTGTTATCGTCCAATCAAGCGGTCATATTCCGCTCGATTTTCTCGATAGAGTTTTGTGCGTTCCACAGGCCCCATCTTGTCGAATTGTTCCTGTGTATAGGTCTTGCCTTTGCCTGTTCCGGCATTGACGAGGGGCCGGCTTTTCAGCCATTCGGCCTCATGCTCCTTCAGCTTTCTGGCCTCGACCTCTGCCATGATCTTCATCTTTGCGGAAAAGTCATCGTCCGCTTCAGCCTTGGCAATTCTTCCGGCCTCATCCGATGTGTAGCCCATGCCCATGTAGGCTTTCTCAAGCTTGTTGATCTGGAGTTCCTTCTTCATCTGTTCAAACTCCTCGTCACGCCGTGCTTGTGCTTCGGCCTTTTCGGCATCGGCAACTTCCTTCTCGGATTGTGTTGCACGGAACTGCTTTTTCCACTCTGCGGATTCTCTTGCTGCCCTGTCTCGTTCACGCTTTAACTTCGCAATCTCGACCAAGAGTTCCTGAGTAGAAGGAATGTTCTCCGTGGAAGGATCAGCCTGGGGTGCTGCGATCTGCTGATTTTCTGCTGTTTCAGTTTTTTCTGTTGTTACATTGATGTTGTCTTCTGGCATTGATAGGCCACCTTTCTGCGCTTTATGTCCGCTCGACATTGCTTTTTAGTGTTTTTCTCTAACATTTGCTTTTTAACGTTTTTCTCTAACGGTTTTTGTGTATATAAAAAGCACCCCTGTTAAGGAGTGCTGATTATCAGGAATATGTCACCGCACATCGGCATCCGCAGATTTCTTCGGGATTCTCAAATGCGTGGTCTATGTCTCTCGGATAGAGCATTAAGCTGTCTCCGACCATGAAAAAACTCTGTATGGGAAGAGTGACACCCTCAAGCGGTCTGTGGGTTTCCCTCACTCGATTGTCTAGCATGGTATGCCAAGTCTTGCTTGTCTTACCCTCTCTTACGGCCTCATCGTAATCGCTGTAATTGGAATCCGTATTAGATTCACTCTCACCGATGAGAATTGCTCTGTCCTCGGATAGATAGTAGGCATCAGATGTCGGGACATCCTCGGATACCTCGTTTGCAATCCATCCGACAAGGGCGAAATTGATTACTTCCTCATCGACATGGTTCTGCGTGGTTTCAACAAAGTGATCCGCAAAATCATTGATGTAGTCTTCCATCGCTCCATCGACAGGCATATCCCTCATCTGCAACGTCCGGCGATATCGGTCAACCAGATCCGACCTAACTACAGACCAGTTGATTGCTCCGTATTGTGCCATGAGGATGATGGCATCAAATGTGGTCCGCATCATCTCGGCAAACTCTTCGGCAAGTTCAATCCGCTCTCGCTTCTGCTGCCTAGTCAGACCGACCATCTCGCCGAAATATTGCTCGATCGGCAAGGACCTTCGGTTAAGACCCAGGGCATGAATCTGGTCAAAACTCAGAATCGTCACTTAGCAACACCGCCCTTTGGAGACGGATCTTCCTTGGAGTTTCCGTCAATAACAGGTGAGTTCTGGACTTGGTTGGCAAGCGATTCCGAAAAGCCAAGATTTTCTTCACTTTGGGAAGTCTGCTGTTTCTCAAACAGATTGGTCTGATACTTCTCGATCATCTCCTTGGAGTCTTCCCAAACTTGGTTGATGTCATCAAATGCTCCGGTGACACGCAGTGCATGCAGACCGTTGATTCCGTGAGATACATAGGTTGCGAAAGTGTTGGCTTTCGTAATCATCTCATGGGTCTTCTGGAGTTTGATGTTCGGCTTGATGTCCACATACCGCAGTTTCAGCAACGGATTATCAGATTCAACAAATGGACTTTTCTGGATCGCACGGAGAACAACCTTGAGTTCTTGCATCTTGGACGATTCCATAAGAGCCTGTTGTTTGATAGCTGCGGATTCGGCAGCTGTCCAACCTGTGGCATCGCTCATCGCAACACCAGTAGAACCACCGCTGTTATCGTTTCTGGCCGGAACATTGCACTTTTGCAGAATCAATGCTCGTTTTGCAAGTATGTTCGAAAGCAGTCCGTTGTAGTCATAATCCAGTGTCAGTGGTTTGATGAACGGAGTCTTTCCATCGGGAGATGTAAAAGTCTCGACCCAATCACCACCGCTAGGATGCTGAGTGGTTACGGTTGTGTTGCCATCTTCATCTTCTGATGTTGCGGAAGGGAATTCCACATCGTTGGTATGCCAAATGGCCTGTGTGTTCTGGTCCGTATCATTGAGGACATCCGACCAGAGTAGATTTAGGGAGTCGCACTCGGAAAGCTGTCTCTCAAAGCATCCCATGCGGTCATGTGACCGTTTCCATTCAATAATCGGGATCAGTCCAAGTGGGTTTCGCTCACCGCTCCGATCCTCATGATTCCATGTTTCGACCTTCTTGCCCTCGACAATAGCCGTAGCATTGACGATTTCATATCGGCTTTCCGGCGTGAAACAAGTAAAATGAAAAGCGTTGTCATCATCCATGGAGAAGGTAACCCCAAGAATAATTCGGTGATCTGGATATCTGTTACTCCGTACAACAAAGGTTGTTCTTGGATCGAGGCACTCAACCTGGAAGTAGCTTTCGCCATCTTCCCAATCGGTCTTGATGTCAACGAATGTGTAACCAATTCCGCAAACTTCAACAAATCGGGCAAGTGCTTGAGTTTTGTCATCGATGTGTTCCGTGGCATAAAGTTCATTTAACAGGGCGATTGCCTGTCCTTCGTCTTCATTGCCGGAATCAACTACTCCTCGCTGAACAAGGGTGATCGGTTGCCATTGGTATCCAAGCTTGAACTCAACGATCTCATTTGCGACATTGTCAATACAGGTAAAGTCAATGTCCGGCCTAACGGCCTTGGGTTTCTTCCGCTGAAGGGGCTGAATACCGGCATCATAGTTGAGCAGATAGTCACACTTCTCCGCATTGACACCAAATTTCGCTACGGCATCCTGGAGAATCCCTATGATATTTGTTTCGTCAACACGGACAGCAGATGTGAAGATTTCTCTTCGACCTGTGTTGTTGTATAAAAAATCTTGCTCTGTCATATCGTCACCAAATGAAAAAGGAGCAACACCACTTGGATGTCGCTCCCCTTCAGGAAGGAATAAGTATGAAAAATGAAAGTGAGAAAACTGAAGCACACATTGTACTAGGTTGCTTTCGCTACCTTGGACAGCCTATAGTATAAATCCTCAGATGTCAAAAAGTCTTGCTACTATTTGCTATTTTTTGTCGCAAGCACCTTTTTTTCAAATTCCATGAGGGCTTCTCCGTGGATGTGACATGTCCTGTAGTAACTTCTGTAGATGTCGCAAGAAATCTCCTCAAAGGACTTTCCGTCAACATATCTGCCATAAAGCACATCTATATAATCAGCATTTTCCAGGCTGTTGATTTCAGCAACGATTTTCTTCTCGGTTTCCGTATAAAGCAATAAGTCATGCTCATACTCTCGCTCCGCATCAACAAGTTTTATGATGCCATCCATCTGATTGTTGCTTGCGGAAGTCTGGACCTTGTCCCTATCGTATCGGATGCCCTCAAGCAGAGACATCGATTCTCTCAGCCGTTCAAGCTGTCCTTCGCTCTGTTCTTTTTTTCGCCGGATCAATTGCAGATTCCGCAGATAATCTTTTGCCCTCAAATCGGACTCCTTATAATTCTAGTCGCACGGCGTTGCCATTTGCCCTCAATGAACATCTCAAGCTGTGTCAGTGAATCTGGGCTGTCATCGCTTTTGTTCTTACCTATCTGCACAAACATTAAGAGTTCATCCATGGCAGCTTGGTATTCATCGCTCCGATGCCCCTCATCCAAGAAGATGAATTTTCGCTTTATGTCTCCGCTATAAGCAATGATTTTGGACATCTTGTCCATTGTGTTCGGGGCCTTACTATGAGTGCAACTGCACTTGTAACCTTGCTCTTGCAGTTTGTCATCGACATATTTGCAGTAAAGTTCGCCACCGTTATTCGCCTCAAAATTGATTTGACGGATCTCGTTTCCGATAATCTTTCCGGCAACAATCGGGATTGTGGTTT